GTAAAAGGTCATTTTGAAGATGATCTTGTAACAGTAATAAGAAACCTTGTGGGGCAAGGTGACGCAGGTCGTACCTCACAAGTGTATTCCTACGAAGCATTAAGTAATTTAATGGACTTTGTTAAAATTGATTATTCAGTGTTTGATGAGATATATCAAAATAATACAGAATTGCAAGCGTTGGTTAGAAATTACAACGAAGATGAAGTGGTGTTAGGGACTCGCAAAGAGCCCGAGCCAGACGAGCAAAAACCGATAGATATTCCAAACGGCAAGAGTGTTGATCAAATGGCACATCGCGCTAGTCAATATAAACCTAAATTTAATCCACAATAAGCATCAAAGTTTGCTTTTGTAAATTCAAGACTGTATAATTACAGTTATGATTGAACTCTTACCACCACCATTTGTAGAAAAAATACAATATAAAAATTGTCAACAGGTTAATGATCCCATAACTCGTAAACGAGTTTATCTTACTCCGGACGGAGAGAAAACACCTAGCGTTACAACTATTCTTTCGGCAACGAAAGATATGACCCATTTGAATGAATGGAGGAAACGAGTAGGAGAAGAAAAAGCACGCCAAATTACTACTGAAGCTGCCGGTGTTGGAACCGCAATGCATTCTAATTTAGAAAAGTTTATTGCAGGCCTACAACGTCAACCAGGTAACAACCCTGTTCATGTGCAAGCTAACAAGATGGCAGATATTATTATCCAAAACGGATTAGTAGATGTTGACGAAGTTTGGGCAATGGAGCAGAGTCTTTACTTCCCAAGTTTATATAGTGGCACTACAGACTTGGTTGCTGTGTATAAAGGCAACCCTAGTGTATGCGATTATAAACAGACCAACAAACCGAAGAAAGAAGAGTGGATTGATGACTATAAACTGCAATTAGTGGCCTATATTATGGCACATAATGAAGTTTATGGCACCGATATTCAAGAGGGGCATGTCTTTATGTGTTCTCGAGATTTGCAGTATCAGCAGTTTGATTTATGGCCTAATGAATTTAGCAAATACACTGACCTGTGGCTAAACAAGGTTGAAGACTACTACCTTAACTATCATAAGTAACGGATAAATATCCCATAATAGGGGATATTTTATGGCCGTTGTAGAGATTGCAAAAATTCAGGTGCGTCGGGGCGATGCACGGTATACTGGTATGCCTACTTTAGATACCGGTGAATTTGGCTGGGCAATAGCAGGAACTAATCCTGATAAAATTACTCCCGAGCTTTATGTTGGTAATCAAATTAATGATGGAGCAACTCTAGCCGGAAACACTAGAGTTCTTACAGAGTTAGACATCCCTAATATTTTTCAGGCTAGCGTAACAACAAGTACATATACCTATACAGGCAATAAATCATTAACTACTAATGTTACTGTTTATACAGGATTTGGTAATTCTGATGTAGTACGCACAGTACAGAAAAAGCTAGATGAATTTGTAAGTATTATGGATTTTGGAGTCATTAGCGGTGCTAGTACTGTTGTCACTACCTCTGGGTTACAACGTGCTCTCGATCAATTATACCTTAACTCAGATAAGACTAACCCTGTTGCTAGAGTAAAATTAAAAATTCCAGCAGGCACATATCAAGTTACTGCAACAATTTATGTTCCTTCCTATGCTTCTATTGTAGGAGAAGGTAAAGATAAGACAATTATTGAATATACAGGAGAGGCCGGAAAAGCAGTATTTCAATTTGTTGACTTGACAAGCACACCCGGTGCTCCTGTAGTAGTAGCTAATTTTAATAGCAATACAAGTCCTCGATATATTGAAATGTCTGGAATGACTATTCAACATGGATCAACGGTATTACCAGATACAGCATATCCATTACTACGTGCTGATGCCGCAATTGATTCAATTATTAACGATATAAAATTTAAAGGTAATTATTTTGATAGTGGCAATCCTAGTTATATGTCCGGACTTAACAAAAATCACGTGGGTATTGACATACGAGGCACCGGCGCAATTACAAGCAAAAATTTAAGAATTACAAACTGTCTATTTGATACTTTATCATATGCTGTTAAATCTAATTACGATATTGAAGATACAGTTATTGATAACAATAAATTTGAAAATTGTTACAGAGGTATTGTTTATGGAGAAGAACTAGCCGCGGCCCAACAGACCGGACCAAAGCGTTCTAGAATTACAAGAAATATATTCAGCATAATTTCAAAAGAAGCAATCTTTGTCACAACTGGAACATATATTAATGTAAACACTGACCATATTCTTTCACAAAACTATTATGATAATGTAGGTAATAACTCTTCTAAAGTAAGTCCCGGCAACGGCGATGTTAATCCTACTACAGCAACATCTGTAGTAAGATTTGATTCGTATGGAAATGTATCGGAGAATGATACGTTCTCTAGATTTATAAATTTAAACAATACGTCTACACAATCTTTATTCATATTACCTATAAATGGACATGCAAGTATTGTTGATAATAAAGTAAAAGTATTATCGTTAGCAGCCGGCACAGCAACTGGCACGTTCCTTAAACTTGCAAAGGCACCATTAATTACTAACGTAAAAATACAATATCATTTTACCGCACAGGGTATAAGTCGATGGGGTGATTTATATGTAGTAGTTGCTCAAAATATTGTAGCTGACATCACTGATAATTATAAATTCAGTGGAGGAGATGGTAATCTTGTTTTTAATGCCACGTTAGATAATACTCCAAATTCCGCAGGATATCCTTCTAATACAATTAGAATAACCTACAGTGGTAATTCAGCTAACGGCCAAATAACATATCAGATTAATCAATACTATTAATGTTCAACAAACCAGCCGACGAAAGACTGTCGGAATGGAAATCTTTAAGAGACACAATTAACCATTCCGACTATCCGTTATTGACGGTAGCAGAGTTTTGGGGCAAGGCTCCTGTTATTCCTCACAACCATCGTATAGATCAGTACAATCGTAAAAGCTGGCCAACACCCTGGCAAATCATAGTAGACAATAGATATGACGATTTTACATTAGGTCTTATGATAGGTTATACCTTAAAACTTACAGAAAAATTTGCCAATAGTAAGGTTGAATTGCGTACAATGGTTGATCAAGATCGGACAAAGTTATATAATTTAGTCTACATCGACGATGAAACAGTACTCAATTACAACAAATGGAACAGCATAAAAGCCCAAGATATCCCCGATTCATTTTTACTAGAAAACCTCATCGACATCTCAGGTCACAGGTAAATATCATCCTAGTAGCGATATTTCCCCCCTTGACTTATAAGGTTAACACATGATTACAGTGGTAAAAAGAAACGGTAAGAAAGTCCCCCTGGACATAGCAAAAATACAACGGCAGGTGGCAAACGATTGCAGGGGAATTGACGGTGTCAGTCCGTCAATGATCGAGATCAAAGCACAGATAGAATTACACGATGGTATGACCACTAAAACAATAGATGAACTATTGTTAAAGGCCATGGTCGATTTAATTGACGAAACTGAAAATCCAGAAATTAATAATGTAAATTATCAACACGTAGCCGGCAGACAAAAAGTCAGTATGCTACGGAAGGAAGTTTATGGTGGATACGAACCTCCTCGCCTGTATGAAATTGTAAAAAAGAATATTGCAGAGGGCATGTATACACAAGAACTGTTAGAATGGTATTCTGAAGAAGAGTGGAATATAATTGACTTGTTTATTGATCATGATAGAGACGAAAATTATACCTATGCCGCTATTGCACAATTAGCTGAAAAATATCTAGTACAAAATCGAGCCACTGGACAAATTTACGAAACTCCGCAGGTAAGATATGCAGTTGCCGCCGCTACAGCGTTCCACAATGAACCAAAGGAGACAAGACTAAAATATGTTAAAGAATATTATGAGTGTGCCAGCGATGGCCATTTCACTCTTGCTACCCCTGTGCTGGCTGGCCTCGGCACTACTACAAAGCAGTTTTCTTCTTGTGTTCTCATTTCTAGCGACGATACTCTGGATAGCATTTTTGCCGCCGGTGAAATGATGGCCAAGTATGCCAGCAAACGTGCTGGCATTGGTTTGGAGATTGGACGCATCCGTCCGCTAGGTGCTCCTATCAGAAACGGAGAAATCAAACATACAGGAATGGTACCATTCCTTAAAAAATGGTTTTCCGATTTACGTAGCTGTTCGCAAGGTGGGATACGTAATGCATCTTGTACAGTAACATATCCTATTTGGCATGCACAATTTGAGGATCTTATTGTTCTTAAAAATAATCAAGGCACTGAAGAAACACGAGTAAGGCAGATGGATTATTCAGTTGTTGTTAGTGCATTGTTTTGGCGTCGTTATAAAAACGGCGAAAATATTACATTGTTTAATCCGGCAGAAGTCCCGGATTTATACGAAGCATACTATAGAGATAGCGTCGAGTTTGAAAAGTTATATCTAAATTATGAGAAGCATCCGACAATTAAAAAGAAAATCGTATCTGCAAATGAGATATTCAAAAATGGCATCCTTAAGGAACGTACTGACACTGGGCGCATCTATCTTGTCAATATCGACAATGTTATCAACCAGGGCCCGTTTGACACCCAGCTTGACCCGATATATCAATCAAATCTATGCCAAGAGATACTTTTACCCACCAAGCCTTTCCAAAGAATTGAAGATCCAGAGGGACGCATTGCTCTTTGCACTCTTGGGTCAATCAACTGGGGTGCGTTTCGTAACCCACAAGAAATGCGGAAAGCCTGTCGTGTTCTTGTACGATCATTATCGAACCTCTTAAATTATCAAGACTTCTTATCAATACAAAGCAAGTTAGCTAATCAAGACTTTGAACCGCTAGGTGTTGGCATTACTAATTTGGCCTACTGGCATGCACGTAAAAGTTTTAAGTATGGCGACCCTGAATCACTAGCTGAGGTTAAGCGTTGGATGGAACACCAAGCATTCTATCTTACAGAAATAAGTGTTGAACTTGCAAAAGAGCGAGGGGCATGTGGACGTAGTCAGTATACATACTACGGTAAAGGTGTGTTTCCTTGGGAGCGTCGAGCCGCAGGTGTTAACGAATTAACAGATTTTACTCCTAGCGAAAATTTAGACTGGGAAGGTCTTCGTAAAAATTTAAAACAGTATGGCATTCGTAATGCTACACTTATGGCCGTGGCACCGGTCGAGTCCAGCTCAGTTGTGTTAAACTCCACCAACGGAATTGAAATGCCGATGGAAATGATTTCTGTGAAAGAATCAAAGGCTGGATCGTTTGTACAAGTTGTGCCAGAGTACAAACGTCTAAAGAATCGCTATCAACTAATGTGGGATCAGCAAGATTGTATTGGTTATCTAAAAACTGCCTGTGTGCTAGCGGCGTATATTGATCAAAGTTTATCAACCAACACATTTTATAATCCTGCACATTTTGCCGAAGGTAAAGTCCCAGGTACCCTTGTTGCTAAAAATTTAATGTTAGCATACAGATGGGGTCTTAAAACTGTCTACTACAGTTTAATCAATAAAGTTGGTGCAAAGGCAAGTGTTACTGCAACTAACACCATTCAAATTAACGGAAATAATACAGCAATTACTACATACGATAATGCTATATTATATGAACCATTAGACGACGATTGCGAGGCATGTAAATTATGAGTAGAGCACAATACGATTTATCAAAACAAACTAACTATCTTAAGCGTAAGATGTTTTTGGATCCAGAAGGTCCAGTTACTGTACAAAGATTTGAAGAAGTAAAATATCCAAAGATTACCAAGTACGAAGAACTGGCACGTGGTTTCTTCTGGGTACCAGAAGAAATAAGTCTTACCAAAGACAAAATGGACCATAAAGATTCTAGTGATGCGGTAAAGCATATCTTTACTAGTAATCTACTTCGTCAGACTGCTCTAGATAGTATTCAAGGCCGTGCGCCTAGTCAAGTATTTTCGCCAGTTATCTCAATCCCAGAACTTGAAGCACTTGTAAGCAACTGGAGCTTTTTTGAAACTAACATTCATAGTAAAAGTTACAGCCATATTATAAGAAATGTATATGGGGTACCTAAAGAAGAATTTAACAAGATTCATGATACTGCTGAAATTGTTGGCATGGCAGCAAATATTGGTCGATACTACGAAGATCTACATAAATTAAATTGCCAACAAGCGTTATTGCCAATGGGCGTTCCGGAAGACGAACACATTAAAGCAATTTGGTTAGCATTAAATGCTAGCTACGCATTAGAAGCCTTACGCTTTATGGTATCATTTGCAACATCATTAGCCATGGTAGAAAATAAAATCTATATTGGCAATGGTAACATTATCAGCTTAATTTTACAAGATGAACTCTTACATACAGAATGGACTGCTTGGTTAATTAACAATGTAATTAAAGATGACGAACGATTTGTCAAAGCAAAAATAGATTGTGAAGCTGAAGTTTATCAAATGTATTTGGACGTTATTCAAGAAGAAAAAGAATGGGCAGATTATTTGTTTAAGCTAGGACCAGTAATTGGTCTTAACGCTACAATTTTAAAAGACTTTGTAGACTTCACAGCGTTTAATCGTCTTAAGGATATTGGAATTAAGTATGCAGACGAGCATCCGAGATCTAGTCCTATCCCTTGGTTTAATAAACACATTAATATTAATAAAAAACAAACAGCGTTACAAGAAAGTGAAAGCACCAATTATGTTATTGGTGTAATGAGCGATAATGTAAGCTACGAAGAATTACCGGACCTATAAGGAAATAAATTATGAAAGCTATTTTGTGGTCAAAGTATCATTGCCCCTATTGCGACCAGGCAAAAAATTTGTTAAAAGCAAGAGGTATTCCGTTTGAGGAAAAGAAAATTGGAGATGGATATACTAAAGAAGAATTGTTAGTGGCAGTTCCTAACGCTAGAACCTTACCTCAGATTTTCATAAATGAACAGTTAGTTGGTGGATTCTCAGATCTACGGGAGTATCTAAATGGCTAACAACACATATACATCAGAATGGGATATTAAAGATATTCCTCCGATATCTATTGATGATTTAGTATTGGGCTCAACTATCGATTTATCCAGCATTGTAGGTGCTACTGGCAATTATACTTTTGCCTCATCTGCGGGATCTGCGGGATCTGCGGGAGGAACATCTCTCTATACTACCAACACTGCAAATTATGTGTGGGCTAACACTACTGCTAGTCCATATATAGCAGTTGGAGCAGTTGGTTCAATGGGGCAAACTGGCCTTAAAGTTACGTCAGATGCAGAGTTTGACGGCGATATCAAATGGAAAGGTCGTAGTCTAGGTAAGATGCTTGAGACTATAGAAGATAGGCTTGCAATTATTCAAAATCCAGATCCAAAGAAATTAGAAAAATTTGCGGCTTTAAAGAAAGCCTATGACAATTATAAACTGTTAGAAAAACTTATCGGCGACGATTATGACGATAAAAAAGACAAGTGAAGTTGAAAAGTTAGAGCAACAATTGGCCTTGTTAACTAGGCAGGTGCTTGAAATGGCTAAACGAATTCAATACCTTGAAAGAGAAAATTCTCGCCGACGTGGCGAAGTAGGGCAAATTGCAGGACATTTGAATAGAAAATAATTGAAGGAATATTATGTTATTAAGTAAACCAATGGCAACGGGTGATGTTGTAAGTATTAAATTAATCAACGGTGATGAACTCATTGCACGTTTAGAAGCAGACGATCATAAGGGTATTACCATTGATCGTCCGTTAGCTCTTACTATGCAAGGCGGTGGCCTTGGAATGGTGCCTTGGGTGTTGCTCGGAGATAAGAACTCAATCACACTAAACAGAGATCATATTTTTGCCATAGTTCCTAGCAAAAAAGATGCCGCCGACCAATATGTAGCAGGCACTACAGGAATTGCATTAAGTTAAGGAGTGAGCTATGCCAGTAGAATACCCAGTAGTCATTGCAGCCATTAAAGAATGGATTGGAAAGCATAAAACTATACCCGATCCAGGAGTTGAAATTGGTGACCAACCTGCGGTACGTAAGGCTAGCGGTGCTGAAATGTTGACCGCGGCATTTGCAGAGTTAGCTACTTTGGCGGTTACCGGAGGTTTTAATTTTGCAACAGGCGGCAGTGAAGGATTTAGTAAATTTTTTGATTCCTTGCCGCCAGCCCTAAAAGAACCGTTAACCGCATTAAAAGACACATTTGGAGATCTTACTTCGTCTATACCTGGAAGTGGTACATTTACTGATGCCCTTTCGTCAATAAAAGAAAATTTTATTAATCCTATTGGCGATACATTAACATCATTTAAAACTGCGGTGCTAGGAGAAACGGTAAGTCTAACGTCTTTGTCAGAAACTTATCAAACAACAGACCCTTCTATTTCAGAGTGGTTAACCTCAGCTTCTACAACGTTAGGATCAACTGTAAAAAATGCAATTGACTCTGCCAAAAGTTGGAGTGACGATTTATCGTTAGGGGGTACTTATGTTAACGATGTTTGGACTCCTAGTTCGTTTACTCTTACTGATGCCATCAGCGCAACTAACAATGCTGGCCGAGACTTTTTATCAACTTATGTAGGAATTACTAGTGCGCCGACTCTTACCGATCTTACCGGCACATTGCTTAAAGACAATTTAATAAATGATTTGAGTAGTAAATTAGAAATTGAAAAATTGGCTAGAGAAAAAGATCTATCAGATCCGACCATTAATGCAAATACGGGAAAAACTAATTTGCAAGAACATCAAGCAGCCGTTGCTAATCTTCAGATTGCGGCCCAGGAGTTACAAGCAGAAGTTGATAGGAACAAACAAAATGTAGCTAGAATGTTACAACAAGATTCTGCGCTGGATGGAATTGCTGGAGTAACGAACACACTTAATGGAATACGAGATGAAGAAGCTATTGCGCTTTACAAGAAGACTATTAATCCATCTCTGTTAAATACAGCAGAAAAATTACAACCGTTAATGAATGTAACTGCAATTTCTCCAGACGCCGGCACGGCCCCAACATAAATGGTAAAATCAGTAGTTGACATAGCCTCCGATTTGTTATATTATAACACAAAGGAGATTAACTATGTCAGCACACACCACCCTCAATAATCTAGAATCTTTTTGCCAAACCAAAAGTGGTATTCAAACTATTTGGCAAGGTAAAAGTGGAACGTATCAATGGAAACGCGGTAAAGATACTGCTATTGGTCTAGTCAATGGTGTAGTACGAAAGTTAGCAGGTATTAACGCTACCGGACTACAAATTTGGGTAGTAGCAGGATCTTTCAAAATTGAACCTAACGGTACTATTTTGCGCTTTACTGGTCTGCCAAAAGATCTACAAAAACAATTATCCTCTAACATCAGTATGCCTGTTATCCAGCATGATACTGTTACAGTTTAATATCTATAACCCATGGAGCGATACATGGACTATCCTTTGGAACAAGAGCGGTGCTTTCAGCAAGAACAAAGCCTTTGAGTTCAACGGGTATCGTACCAATCGTATTATTAGTGTAGATTTTGATTTAACATTTAGAGGCGACCATGCAGGTGCTAGAGTTATGCTAGGTATGGTTGGTTATAATATTGAGTTACACTTCTACGATACTCGTCACTGGAATTACGTAACTAACACTTGGGAGAAATACGAATGACTATGCACCTTGAAGGCCCTTGGTTATCTTACAATGGTAAGAAAAAAGGCAAAGTAAAATTCCGTAATGCTGAAGAAGCCCGCAAGTCTCGTGAATTAGACGAGTCATGGAAAGAACTCCAAAAGAAGTGGGAAGTAGAAGCGGAAGATAAAAAACGTAAACGTGCTCTATCGGCTGAACCTCTCTCTTATAAATTATCGGTTCCTCCAAATCGTAGCACTTCACATATTCCTAGTCGAGGAGATAATATGGGTAGTGCTACCCTTGCACCCCCTAAAGTCTATACAGGAACTATGGTGAAAGGCATTGCAACCATGCATAAAAGCAACGCCGTACCCGTTTTTAGCGATGAGCAAGCAATTGATATTGCTCGTATGCGCCGATAAATAATTCTTATGACACCTTCATTAAATGAAAAAGTAATAACATACCTAGTATTATTCAGCGGACTAGCCATTTCGGCAGTAGCTGAATACTATTCCATTATGGGCCTAATAGCCATATACCCAGCCGCAGTTATTCCTATTATTATTATGGGTGTAGTACTAGGACTAGGCAAGATTAGTGGCACAATTTGGCTCAAACAAAATTGGGAATGGGCCCCATTCTTTCTTAAGGCCTATGTACTACCTGCTATCATTGTCCTAATGTTGATTACTAGTTTGGGTGTTTTTGGTTTCTTAAGTAAAGCACATAGTGATCAAAGCCTAGTCAGCGGCGATGTTCAAAGTAAAATTGCTGTATATGATGAAAAGATTAAAACCGCAAAGGAAAACATCGATGCTAATCGCAAGGCGCTTAAACAGATGGATGAAGCTGTGGACCAAGTTATGGGTCGCAGTAACGATGAAAAAGGTGCCGACAAGGCTGTACAAATACGCCGGGCCCAACTCAAAGAACGTGGACGTTTACAAGCAGAAATCCAGGCCGAACAGAAGACTATTGCTGGCCTTACAGAAGAAAGGGCTCCGATTGCCGCAGACGTTCGAAAGGTCGAAGCGGAAGTTGGTCCAATAAAATACATTGCACACTTGCTCTATGGTGAAAACCCAGATGCTAATCTATTAGAAAAAGCCGTTATTTGGGTAACAGTATTAATTGTTATTGTATTAGATCCACTTGCAGTAGTACTATTATTAGCTAGCCAATATAGTTTTCAACGTTTTCGAGAACAAAAAGAAGAGCAAGAAGTTAAAGATTGGTTTGACCGAGGAAGGGAACGAGCTCGCCAGTTAGATGAAGAAGCGGCCCAACAAAAAGTCAAAGAGGAAAGTGCGGAGGGTGACAGCCCCAGAGGGACCACCGTTGTCGTAGACACAGAGCCGCCTACTGTCACAACTACAACTACAAGTACTAGTACTATCCAACATCAAATTTTAGAAGAAGTAGAAGATGATTTGTTTCCAACGTATGAAGAAATTACTCCACGGCCAGAAAAGCCTATAGTTGAATCACACCCATATTTAAAAACACCTTTTGTACATTTTACTGATATGCAGCCGCTGGCCTATAGAATAGAAATAAAAGAAGAACCTAAAATTCTTGCTACGGGAGTAGATGTTGTTGATCGACCCGGCGACTATGTTACTCCGCCTGTTGAAGAAACATTAGAATCTAAAATAGAAAAATACGGCTATAGTGCAGACGATAATATTGTTCGGTTAGGTAATGGTGATGTATACTCAAGAGAAGAGTTTGATAAGTTAAAGAATACTAGCTATGTGCAAAACGAAGAACAAAATCAAAGTGGTATCTGGAATAAAGTAATTTCCGAACAAGAGTATAGACAAAAAGCAGAAGAGAAATTAAAAAATGAGCTTATCAATAACCCTAATAACTCCACCTGATATCTTTGAAAATGACAGCACTGGAATCTTTCTTATAAATCTTACAGACCAAGAGCAAGACGAAGCAACTAAATGGCTAGGTGAGTCTACGTTGGACCTAGACGTTAACATTTATTTTTCACAAAATGAACCATACCCTGTATGGTTTTTACATGCCATGGCCTCCTCAAAACATAAGTATATTAACCTTGATAACACACATGGTATGGTGGAACTTTTATCCAGTTATATATTAAGCAAAACATCGACTTATTATTCACTAACTGATAAAAATAAGCAGGCCGTGCTGGATCACATTAATGTAAACAGAGTTGAAAGTGTCAAGGACTTTTTAGAAAGAG